TGCTTCGCACAACAGGCAATCGGGGAATACGAGGAATCGGAGAAAGCCTCCTGTCTGAAGCGCAGGGATTATAAGAATAGCACCGACCTCATTCTCTGGGAGTACATCATCCGCAGGCTCACACCGTTGGAGTGTTGCAGGCTGCAAGGCTTCCCGGATAACTGGGCAGAGGAACTGGGGATACCAGAACCAACGCAGGAAGATATCGATCACTGGCGAGAGGTGTTCCGAACACAGATGGAAGCCATGGGCGAGAGCAAAAAGGAAAAGACAGACAACCAGATCCGCAAGTGGCTGAAAGACCCGGAGAGCGACTCAGCCAAATACAAGATGTGGGGCAACGGCATAGCACTTCCGTGTGCAATGTTCGTGATGGAAGGCATCGCCATGATACTAAGCGAGGAGGATACAGATGAGCAGCAATAACAAAGATTACATATCCTGTCGCAACCCCGCAGCAACCAAGCAGCAGGAAACAGGTTGGAACAGGATGGTGCGAAACTTGGAGCACCGGAAAGCAAAAGAAAATCACAGGAAGGAGGTAAAAACCAATGGCAGAAACGCATAAAGGCTTCGGTCTGCTCTTTGAAATGGGATGCGGAAAGACGCTAACAGCAATCATGATAGCAGGCACGGCTTACCAGATGGGTAAGGTGGAAAAGGTACTGGTGGTAGCACCAACCTCCGTCTGCTCCGTATGGCCCAAGGACTTCGCAGAATTTGCAGACTTCAAGGCAAACATCAAGGTACTGCTCGGAGACAAGAACCGCAGGCTGAAGCTGTTAAACGATCTCGACAACTTCCCGTTCAAGGCATTAAAGGTAGCCGTTATCAATTACGAATCCACATGGAGAGAAGGCATCTTTGACGCACTGTATGAATGGAACGCAGACATGATCATCTGCGATGAGAGCCAGAGAATCAAGAGCCACGATGCAGAGCAGTCCAAGGCAATGCACAAACTGGGCGACCAGGCAAAGTACAAACTTATCCTGTCCGGAACTCCGGTACAGAATAATGCAATCGACCTGTATAGCCAGTACCGCTTCCTTGACCCGACAATCTTCGGAACGAACTTCTATCAGTTCCGAAACAGATATGCCATCATGGGCGGATTTAACAGACACCAGATCGTGGGATACAAAGACCTCGACCAGTTAATCCAGAAAGAGCACTCCATCGCATACCGAGTGACCAAGGACGAAGCACTCGACCTGCCGGAGCAGACATTCCTGCAGAGATACATAACGATGTCAGCAAAGGAAAAGAACATCTACGACCGCATCAAGCGTGAGAGTTTCGCAGAACTGGAAAGCGGTGGGCAGATCAGCGCAACGACCGTGCTGACAAAGCTGCTTCGCCTTCAGCAATTCACTGGCGGATTTTTAGTGGCAGACGGCGAGGAAAAGCCGGAACTGGTCAGCAAGGGCAAACTGAACGCACTGGAAGAAATCGTGGACGATTATGTGGTAGACGCAGGAAAGAAACTGGTAATCTTCGCACGTTTCAGACCGGAGATAGACATCATCGGGCAGATGCTGAAAAAGAAGAAACTCCGCTACGGAGAAATCTATGGAGATGTGAAACTGGAGGACAGGGGCGACATCGTCAAGGACTTCCAGACGAACCCGGAAACGATGGTATTCCTCGCACAGATCGATACCGCAGGACTGGGAATCACACTCACGGCCGCAGACACCTGTGTGTATTATTCGGTCAACTTCAACTATGCAGCATACAGTCAGAGCCTTGCCAGAATCCACCGTATCGGGCAGAAGAATGCCTGCACTTATATCCACCTCATCACAGAGGGAACGATAGACGAAGTGGTGCTGAAAGCACTGGCGAAGAAAGAGGATCTGGCAAAAACAGTCGTGGATACATGGAGGGATTATTTTTAATGAAGAAAGATATAGATGTAAAATGCTATGAATTAACACTGACACCAAATTATGTGTCAGATTGGACTTTTAATGATGCGCTTAGAGAATTAATCCAGAATGGCACAGACCAAGAGGTACTGGATAAGGAGAATAAGTTCCAGATCATTTACAACGGAAAAGAAAAAACACTCAGACTTGTAAATCAAAAATCTGTCCTTAAGATAAATACCCTGCTTTTAGGACGAAGCAGCAAAGCAAACAATGAGGACACAGTTGGACAGTTTGGAGAAGGGTATAAAATTGCTGCTCTTGTTTTGAACAGACTGGGGAAAACCTTCACGATTTACAACAATGAAAAAGGGGAAATCTGGGAGTCCAGATTTAAAAACTCTGAAAAATGGTTGGAAAAGATCCTCGCATTTTATGTGTACAAGCATGATACAGATAACTCTGGTTTATGTATCGAAGTTGGAAATGTTACACACGAGGAATTCAATAATTTATACAAGGTGTGGCTTCATTTGGAGAACTGCGATTATAGCAAAGCCGAGACAGGGTACGGCGAAATTATCTTGGATGAAGAATATGCCGGAGAAGTATATGTCAATGGATTGTTCGTGGATTGCAACAGTGATTTGAAATACGGGTACAACTTCAAGCCTAAATACATACGACTGGAGCGTGACCGAAAGACTTGCGATAGTTGGAATGTTGAAGAAATTACATCTCTTATGATTGCTGAAGCAATGGTAAAGGGAGACATTCCAATAGAGCAGGTTAGGAAAATGATTGAGGAACGTGCGGATGATGTATATCATTTTGAGTTCAATACTTACAAAAACGATGTGAAAAAAGTACAGGAAATGCTAATAGAATCGTTTGATAGTCAAAATCCACAGCCATACTCCATCCCAGTAGACTCACAGGAAGATGTGAAAAAAGTCAAAGCATATGGTGGAAATCCGGTAGTAGTTCCATCCGGAGTAGCGAAGCTGCTTAAAGAGGAAAAGGAAAAGCGTATTAAAACACTTATGGAAATACCATGCGCCAGTGTTATGACCTTAAAGGATAAATTCAATAGATGGTATGACATTTACGCTGAAAAACTTCCGCCAGAAGCGCAGGTGGAAATCAGAAACCTCATCGAAGAATTGGAGTGATTGATATGGACAAAATCGTAATCTGCAAGCAGTGCGGTAATCCAGAATACTGGGGAGAAATGAGATGGCTGTCGGGAAGATGTACTTGCAGGAATTGTTACAAGGCAAACTGGCAGGACGAGAATCATTGCTTATATACATGGGATGATTTAGACGGAAAACGTCCAACAATGAAAGAGTACCAGGAACAGCAGGACGAGAGGTATCGCAATGGCAAAGATTGATATTTTTAATCCGGAAAGTAAATATGACATCCTCTACACGGACCCACCGTGGCAGCAAGGCAGGGGCGGAAAGAAAGCGGCCAGACCAAACAGCACCGGAACAACAGTACCATACGAGACAATGGACGTCCCAGGAATTATGGAACTGCACCGCTATGTCACAAACGAACTCATGAATGAAAAGCACAATGTATTCATGTGGACGATAGACAAGTACCTGCCGCAGACAGAGGAAATCATGAGCCTGCTTGGATATAAACTCCACGCAAGGCTGATATGGGATAAGGGCAACGGACCGGCACCCGCCTACACGGTGCGCTTCGCACATGAGTACCTGCTCTGGTTCTACAAGAAGGGGAATATCATCCTCCCGGACAAGGACAAGCGTGGAGCATTCTCCACGGTACTCAGAGAGAACAGCAAACGGCATCACAGCCAGAAGCCGGAATGTGCCTATCAGATGTTAGAAACATTTTTCCCACAAGCAAAGAAACTGGAACTCTTCGCAAGGGCGGAGCGTGACGGTTGGGACCAGTGGGGAAATGAATTATAAAACCAAAGGAGGAGCAACAACATGGAAACAGTCACAACATTAGACGACAAGGTCAGAGCCTTCAAGGTACTGCTCGACAAGAAAGATGAATTAGCAGAGCAGACCAAGGCAAACAATGAGGAACTCAAAAACCTCGAACAGGAAATCGCACAGCAGATGGTGGATGAGGAAAAGCCGGATACTACGGTGGATGGCTTCAAGTACAGCCTGCAGGAGAAAACGAGATACTCCAAGATTTCAGAAGAAAAGCTGATGGAAAAAGGTCTGGTATTCTTCGATGTCTTGAGAGAGCAGGGATTCGGACACCTCATCACGGAAAGAGTAGATCCACGAACCCTCGACTCTGCGATGAACAATCTGGCGGCCGAGAACGATGGAGAACTGCCGGAAGAAATGGCAGAGGTACTCTCCGTTTATTCGGAACTTAAGGTATCCAAGAGAAAAGCCAACACCAAGGCTCTGAACAGAGCAAAGAAAGCACAGGAGGTATAAAGATGGACTACGAACAGATGGAAATTGACATCACACTGGAAAGTGACCGTGACCTTAAAGAGAATATGCAGGCGACTGCCAAGTTCGCACTGGGGCAGATTATGGAGTATCAGCACCCGACCAAGGTAAAGAACCGCCATGAGGGATACGGCATCGCAGCAGAGGGATATGCGTCCCTGCAGGGCAAGATGAAATCCACCAAGACAGATATGGATGACCTCTTAAAACTCCTGCCGAATGGAGACGGCGATGTCCTCAATGTAATCGGCAGCCTTTACAATTCAGCGGTTGAGGTAGCTGTGGAGTCCATCAAACTGGCAGCGCAGGCACAGAGGATCATGGACGACCTCTACTACGGAGAGAGCGGAAAGCCGACACCGATGGAAGAATACATGGACGAGCAGGAAGCAGGAGCGTCAGAGGACGATGGCTTCGAGGAAGCAGACAATAACAAAGAAGATGTAGAGGAAATGGAGGAATAAGACATGGCAAAGAATGAGGTAGCAACAACAGATAAGAAGTTTGAACTGGTCACGCTGACCGGAGAACTGGCGGAGGCGATTGCAGAGGAAATGGACGGACTGGGAAGTATCCCATTCGAGAGGGCAAAGATTCCGAGCGGTGGTGGTCTGGCATTTGAACTTCCGGGAGAGACAGAGGACGAGCCTGTGATGAGCACGGAACTCACAGGAGTAATCCTCCACCATCATCCGGTAAACGCATACTGGGCAGAACAGTACAGTGGCGGAAACGAGCAGCCGGACTGCTCAAGTTATGACGGAAAGCAGGGAGTGGAACGTGAGACAGGAGAAATCCACGACTGCAGCAAGTGCCCGCATAACCAGTTCGGAAGTGCCGGAGCGGGAAAAGCCTGCAAGAACATCCACAGATGTTACATCCTGCAGGAAAGCAACCCTGTACCGATTATCCTTGCATTACCACCGACCTCTCTGAAATACATCAGAGATTACATCGGCAAGCGAATCCTCCTCAAAGGACTCCGCTGCTACGAAGCGGTAACCAAGATCACGCTGAAAAAAGAAAAGTCAGCAGACGGCATTACATATTCCAGAGCGGCCTTCACATTTGTTAGTAAGCTGACGGACGAACAGAGAGCCGAGACAAAGGCAATGGTAGAGATGATCAAGGCACAGGCGGACAATATCCCGGATATTGATGAAGCAGACTACAACACCGGAGCCGCCGTGGATGCAGCAGACTTCCAGAGTG